GCGGTGGCGGGTTCCGTATCCGCGCAAGTGGAACTCCTGGCGGATGCGCAGACCGCGCGCACCGTCGCCGAGACGGCCAGGGCTGGCGCGGAAACAGCGCGGGCCGGGGGGGAAACGGCGAGGGCTGGCGCAGAGACCGCACAAGCCGTCGCCGAGACGGCCAGGGCTGGCGCGGAAACAGCACGAGGCGGCGCGGAGACCGCCAGGGCTGGCGCGGAAGCCGCTCTTGAGGAATTCCAAGGAATCTACTACGGCCCGCGCGATACCGAGCCGGCGGGTGCGGCGCTTGGCGCGCAATACCTCGACACGTCACAGACGCCGAACTTGGTCAAGGTGCTTACGGAGACGGGATGGGCGCCTACTGTCACAATCTCAATTGGCGGGTCGCGGCAACAGGTCTATGTGGCCACCGCCGGGCAAACCGGGCCTTTTACCGTTGATGGCGGCTTCTCGAATGGTTCCGTCAACGTGAACGGCGTCGAACTCTTCCACGGCCACGGGGTTACACTGAATGCCGGCGCCGGCACCTTCACCTTGAGCCAAGGCCGAAGCGCGGGCGATGTTGTCGTGTTCCGTGGCTATCTCGCCAATGATGCCGCAGACATCTATGTCAAATCCGAAGCGGATCAACGCTTCGTCAGCGGCAAGCAAGCGCAGGCATTTACGGCCGCAGAGCAAGGTCGAGCTAGAGGAAACGTTGGGGGCGATTTGCTCGGCGGCTTCCGAAACAAGCTCATCAACGGCGATTTCGATCTTTGGCAACGTGGCACCGCATTCGCAGCGGCCACTAGTTCAAGGTACACAGCCGACCGGTGGAGAACCAACCATTCAGGCGGAACAATCGGAGTCAGCCGCCAGACGTTCGCCTCCGGACATACCGATGTTCCCGGCAATCCGCGGTTCTTTGCCAGGATCGAGGTGACGGCAGGTAATGACTTCTGCGGCATTATGCAGTTGATTGAGAACATCCATCTGTTCTCGGGGAAGCGGGTCACGGTTTCGTTCTGGGCTAAGGGGACGAACCCCGGAGGGGGAAAGCTCTACACATACCTCTATCAGAGTTTCGGCGCGGGCGGGTCTACTGCTATCGACTCTCCAAAGAAGGATTTCGCACTAACGCCGTCTTGGCAAAAGTTCTCCCTTACCATTGACGTGCCTTCAATCGCCGGCAAGACGCTTGGAACTGACCCCTATTCTGCTCTGGTCATAAGTCAGGCCGAAGACTTGTCTGCCGCAGCATGGACCCTCGACTTGGCGCACGTTTCGCTGGTTGAGGGTGATGCAACGGCGGAAGGGGACCCGTTCTCGCCGCGCCACATTCAGCAGGAATTAGACCTTTGCCAGCGGTACTTTAACCGACTCAACGGCCCGCAGGGCCTGCCTGGGTTTTGGAACTCTGGTACGCAGTTGGTAGCCACTTATATGCCGCCGGTGCCGATGCGAGTTAAACCGACCGTCTCTACGTCGACTCCGCTCACGTCGTTCGGAACGCAGGCGCAATCGGCGACGATCACAGCGATTGTCATCGATACCGTTTCTACGGAATCGAACATTGGGCTGAACGTCACCTGCAACGCATCCTCGGCCGCGTTGGCAGATGGGGGAGCGCTCGTCGTTAGCGCTGGCACATACATCGACTTAGATGCGGAGCTTTAGTTATGATTGAAAACCCTCGTTACGCTCAAGGCGGCTCTATTCTGGCCACGATTGATGGCGTCCAGATGAGCATTCCGGACGACATGGGCAACCGCCACCGGCGCGAAATCGCAGAGCTTGGCCTCACAATCGCGCCTTACGTCCCGCCGCCGCCGACCGGCGACGATGTCAACTCCGAGAGGCAACGCCGCATCGTTGCCGGCGCTGTATTCAACGGCGTCCATGTGACCGGGCGCGACGAAGACATCATGAACCTCACCAACCTTGCACTTGCCGCACAGGTTCGGATGGCCAGCGGCGATACGACGACGCTCACTACCTACCGGGACGGCGGCAACGTGGACCACGACTTGACGCCGCCGCAAATGCTGACGCTGTGGCAACAGGCTTCCGCCCGCGTTTCCGCGATCTACGCGGCTTCTTGGGCCATCAAAGCCATGGATCCGATTCCGGCTGACTTCGCGAATGATAGCCATTGGGAGTCGGCACAATGAGCATCGCCGAAGTTCTCAGCAAAGCGGCGCGTTCGGATGGTGGCTTGCGGGGCGCGAATTGGAGCGGCGGACCGCTCGGCGGCCTTCGAAACAAGATCATCAACGGCGATTTCGATATCTGGCAGCGCGGGGCGTCGGCGGTCAACATCTCCGGCTATTTGGCGGACCGGTGGCGGACAACGGCGTCCGGAGCGACCGGCCTTTCTGTCTCGCGGCAAGATTTTGTTCTTGGGCAAACCGACGTTCCCGGCAATCCGAAGCATTTTTACCGTTTATCCTTCACGGCGGGAAATGATTACGCGCGGACAGAGCAGCCGATTGAAGATGTGCGCACGCTGGCCGGCAAGGCTGTTACTGTGACATTTTGGGCGAAAGGCACGAATCCCGGCGGCGGGAAGTTCTACTCCTACTTGGGGCACGATTTCGGGTCCGGCGGCTCTCCTTCGGCCGGCATACTTACTCTTGAGCCTCACCCTTTCATCGTAACGAACTCTTGGCAGAAGTTTTCCGTCGTGAAGCAGGTTCCTAGCATCGCCGGAAAGACGCTCGGAACGGACGGGAACAGCAGACTTTTCTTGTCTTTCGGCCAGTTTGACGACCTATCGGCGGCCGGTTGGACGCTTGATCTTTCTCACGTCTCGCTTGTTGAAGGTGACGCCACCGGCGAGGACGATCCGTTCTCGCCGCGTCATCCGCAACAAGAGTTGGTGCTGTGCCAGCGGTACTATCAAACCCTCGGCGCCAACGCCTTGATTGGCGTGTCGTCGTCCACGACGGCCATCCGCGTAGTGACCCCCTTTCCGCAAATGAGGGCGAGGCCAACGGCGGCTCTGCTTGATGACACGATTGCTGTCATGGAAGAAGCCGTGACCAAGAACAGCACGGCGTCGGCGCTCGATTTCATTACTGGAAACGAGCGGTGCATGCGCTTCAACATTTCCGGTTTCACCGGGCTTACGCTCGGCAAAACGGTTTTCACGGACAATGGCGGCGTGGATATCATCGCCTTGGATGCGGACCTTTAATCTCTGCAGCCATCCCGTTTTCAGAAAAGACTTCGGCGGGTTCGGGGTTTATAAAATGCAAACGTTGACGTTTCGGGGATTTGAAAATGGCGGCCGCACAGTTCTTGCATGGCGTGGAAGTTGTCGAAATCACGGATGGCCCGCGCCCTATACGCGTTGTCCGTTCGTCCGTTATCGGCATCGTAGGAACCGCTCCCGATGCTGACGCATCCCGGTTCCCCCTAAATACGCCGGTTTTGATTGCCGGTTCCCGCTCGGAGGCGGCGTATCTCGATACGTCCCTTACCAGCACCCGGTTGGGAACTCTTCCGAACGCGGTTGATCTTATCCTTGACCAAATCGGCGCCGCCGTTGTTGTGGTCCGAGTCGACGAAGGCGCCAACGAAGCGGAGACCCTGGCGAATATCATCGGCGGCGTCGGCGTTGACGACGCCTATGAAGGCGTTCACGCTCTCATGGCCGCGCAATCTGTCCTTGGCTTGAAGCCGCGCATTCTTCTCGCGCCTGGCTTCACCGGGAAGCGGCCGAACGGTATTGTCGGTCACGGCGCCATCACGGGCGGCAACGGCGGCGCAAACGGCACCTTCCCACTCGCCTTCACCGGCGGCACCGGTTCCGGCGCGGCTGGCACCTTCACGGTTGCCGGCGGCGCACTTACCGCCATCACCATCACTTCGCCGGGCGAATATACGGTCGCACCGTCTTTTAGCTTCGCGGCATCCGCCGGGCTCACCGGTGCATCCGCAACGGCCACCCTTGGCCCGGCCGCAAACCCGGTTGTCGCCGAACTCCTGGGTCTGGCCGAACGCCTCAAGGCGGTTATCATTGCCGATGGCCCGAACACCACGGACGCCGCCGCCATTGCCTATGGTGAGGATTGGGGTTCGGCTCGCATCTATCTTGCTGATCCCTTCGTCAAGGTCCAGCGCGGAACGTCAATCGTCAACGAACCCGCTTCCTCGGCGATTGCCGGCCTTATCGCCAAGATCGACAACGACCGGGGCTTCTGGCACTCGCCTTCGAATCAGAACATCAACGGGATCATCGGCACCGCGCGCGCCATCGACTTCACGATGGGCGACCCGAACAGCCGGGCGAACCTTCTCAACGAAGCGAACGTCGCCACCATTATCCGCGAGGATGGTTACAGGCTATGGGGGAACCGGACACTTTCGAGCGATGCGAAATTCGCCTTCCTGTCCGTCCGGCGAACGGCGGATATCATCAATGAATCCATACTGGCGGCCCATCTTTGGGCCGTGGATCGCAACATTACGAAAACGTATATCGATGACGTTGAAGAGTCGGTTAATGCCTTTCTTCGCGGCCTCATCGCTCAAGGCGCCATTCTTGGCGGCCGTTGTTGGGCCGATCCGGATCTGAACACGCCCGCCAGCATCGCGGAGGGCAAGGTGTGGTTCAACGTAGACTTTACCCCGCCGTATCCGGCCGAACACATCATTTTCCGTTCGAAGATCGTCAACGATTACCTTGAGGACATCGTATAATGACCGCCTCTCTTCCCCGGCAATTGAAAGCCTTCAACCTCTATTCGGACGGCGAAAGCTTCGCGGGCCGCATCGATACGCTCACCTTGCCGGCGCTCAACTATCTGGTTGAGGCGCATCGCGCGGGCGGCATGGACGCGCCGAAAGAAATCGAGCTTGGCATGGAAGTCATGACGGCGACCATGGTCTTGTCAGACTATTCGCCGCGCCTTGTCACTCTGCTTGGCAAGGACAACGTGCCTTTCGTTGCCCGTGGCGGTGTACAGAGGCAGGGCGCGAACCCGGAGCCCGTCATCATCAACATGCGCGGCATGCTGAAAACGTCCGAGTGGTCCGAATGGAATCCGGGGACGAAGAGCACGAACACATTCACTCTCACGCTGGACTATCTCCGGTTCCGTCAAAACGGCGTCCAGCTTGTGGAAATCGATATCCTCAACATGCAGCGCACTTTCGGCGACGAAGATCAGCTTGCCGCCTTGCGCGCTGCCATCGGCCTCTAAAGGTAGCCCATGACCGACATTCGCAAGCAGGTAAAGCACACTTTGGTTGAGCCCGTCGTTATCGAGGGGCGCACCATTTCGGAACTCACGTTCCGGCGTATCAAGGGCAAGGACATTCGCGATATGGAGCGCGAGGAGTCCAACCTCGATAAGACCGCCTTCATGGTGTGCCGTCTCGCCGGCATGCCGCCCGAACTCTTCGATGAAATGGACGCCGCCGATATCGAGGCGGTCGGAAAGATCATTGAGGATTTTATGGGGCGGAAGTCGCGGCGCCGAGCCTAGATCATGTGGAGGCGATGATGGCAAACATTGCCGTCATCTTCCCCGGCTTCCTTCCATACGACCAAGCCATGGAATTGGACTTGTCAGCGCTGGCGCGCTGGCACGAACGCGCGAAGCAATACGCACCGAAGAAGGGGAGTTAAGCCGTGGCAATGACGGCCGACGCACAAGTCCGCCTCTCCTTGGTGGACAGGATAACCGGGCCGATTAATCGCCTGGCCAATCGGCTTTCCGGCCTTTCCAAGAAAATCGGCCTTGACCGCGTTGCGGCTTCTTTCGGCAATTTGGCCGGGAACTTTCGGGGTGTCGCCGATGGCGTAGCGCGAAGCGCTGGCCGCGTGGCAAGTGCCTTCGCGGTTCTTGGTACATCATTCGGCGGCATCGTTGCGGGCGCCTACGGGGTGGCGAAATCTACCGCCGACGTCGGGGCCGCGCTCACGGAAAGTTCGTTCAAGCTCGGAATCGGCGTCGAGGCGCTTCAAGAATACCAGTATGCCGCCATGATGAGCGGCATTGAATCCGAGAAGCTCGAAAAGGGTATTGAGAAACTAGGGATCAATGCGGCGGAAGCCGCCAAGGGTAACAAGACGCTGCGAAAGGAATTCGCCGGCCTCGGGGTGGCGGTCAAGGCTGCGAACGGCCAGATGCGGCCTACCGAAGCGATTCTAAACGATACCCTTTCCGCCTTGGCGGATATCGAGGATCCTATTCAGCGCAACCGGGCCGCTTTCAAGCTGCTAGGCAAGTCCGGCGTTGATCTTGTGAAGATGCTTGGTGACGGTTCCGAAGGTCTCAGGGACATGCGCAACGAAGCGCGCCGCACCGGCAATGTCATGAGCGCGGAAGCGGCCGCCTTCGGCGATGAATTCGGGGACAACGTCGACCGCTTGCTGACGAGGCTGCAAGGGCTGAAAAAGTTCCTCGGCGTTCAGCTCTTGCCGGTGATGAATGAGCTTGTGGAGTCCGTCACCAAATGGGTTGATGAAAATCAGGAACTCATTCGGTCGAACATTTCGGACTTCGTGCGAGGGCTCGGGCAAATCATCAAGGATTTGCTGAACCCGGCTTCGGACGTGCGGAAGAGCATCAAGGACCTCGCGGACGGGTTCGCGGCGGCTCGCGATACCATCAGGCCGTTCGTTGACTTTATGGGCGGACCGCTCAAGGCATCGCTTGCCGTTATCGGTCTATGGGCGCTGGCGCCAGCTATCGGCGCGGTTTCCCTTTTGGCAATCGCCTTCGGCAAGCTCGGTCTCGCGGTTGGCGGTGTGGCCGTCAAAAGCATCCGGGCGATCTATGACAGTGTCGCAACCGCCTTCGATGGCACGGCAGCAACGCTAGATGCATCCGGCAACAAGGCCGGGGGGCGGTGGGGCAAGGCGTTCGGCATCGCCGCCAGGGCGGCAATGATTGCCGGGGTCGCGCTGGCGACGGCGGAACTTCTGCAGACTTTCGATCCGAAAGGAAACCTTGGTGGACTGACCACGCCGGTTGATAACTGGATGCGGTCCAAGATGGGCTTGCCGGAAAAGGACGCCGGGATAACGCCGGGCGAAATCTGGCAAGGCATGTTTGGAGCAGAAGATGACAAGCCGGAAGAGAAAAAAGCAGAGGTTCCGGAAGCGGCAAAACTCTCGCCTGTTGCGCTTGATCTCGGCTTCGCGGACTCGCCGATATTCGGGGACAAGGCCAGCAAAAGGAAAGACGACCTTGGCCTCGGTGCCATAGACCCGGTTGACGTTCCCGCCACGGTAACACCGGCGGATATGGCGGTGAAGCCTGTTGACATTCCGGCCACCATGAAGCCGTCCGATATTGCGGTGAAGCCAATTGACGTTCCGGCCACGGTCAAGCCCGCCGACTTTGCAGTCAGGCCGGTTGACGTTCCGGCTACCGTGGCGCCGGTCGAGGTTCCCGCTACGGTCAAGCCGGCGGATATCGCTCCGCTAGAGGTCCCCGCCACGTTGAGGGTGATGGAAGGCGCGGCTATTGAGCCCGTTGAAATTCCCGTGATCGCGAATTCGGCGGGTGTGACGGACAGTGTTTCGAAGGCTCTTAAGCCGGCATCCGAAATCATGATTGATCCCTCGCGTGTAGGCGCGGGCCGCGATCCGATGGAAGTTGTTCCATCCCTCGCGAAGCAAGTGTCGGTGCCTTTCCCGACTTTCACGCCGGAAAATCAACCGAAGACCGTGGAGGCGAGCAGCGTCGAGGCTGGCACGATGACGGCGGGCAATGTCCAGTTGCCCGAACCCATTATTGCGCATGAGCCGCAGAACATCGACGCATCAACGAAAATCGGAAGCATAACTATCAACGCAAAGTCCGATGACGCTGCCGATATCAAGGCGGCCGTAAACGCGGCCTTGGCCGAAAATTCGAGACGAACAGCGGCGGCCGTCAAGTCGTCTCTTTCGGATTAAGGGGGCTGCTATGGCTATCATGATGGCGCTCGGTCCTTTCCGGTTCTCGATAGACACGGCGGCTTACCAAACGCTTGAGCGGCATGATGAATACCGGTGGGAGCCACTGGACCGCATCGGCCGGCACCCGGCTATGCAGTTCATGGGACCGGGCATCACTTCGTTCATTCTGCCTGGCGTCATCTATCCGCATTGGCGGGGCGGAGGGAACCAAATCGAGGCGATGCGCGCGGTCGCCGGCACCGGCGCGCCCTATCAGCTTGTGAGTGGCTACGGGCGAATCTTCGGGCCGTTCGTCATCATCGCTATTGATGAGGTGGAGTCCTTCCACTTCAAGGACGGCAAGCCACGAAAGCAGGAATTCACAATCGAACTCGCGTCTTACGGCCGGGATGGCGGTAGCTTGATTGGGTTCGCATCAAGGGTGTTGCGGTAATGGCTCAAACCTACATCGCCAAAGACGGGGAAATGGTGGATGAAATTTGCTGGCGGTACTATCCCCGCTCGCAATTCCCGCTGTCCGTCGAAACCGTGCTTGAGGCGAACCGGGGCCTCGCCGCCCTCGGCGTCCGCCTAGCCGCTGGCACCGCCTTGACGCTTCCGGACCTGAAGCAGCCGGACGCCACACCCATCATTCGCGTCTGGAGTTGATCCGTGCAGCCCTTTGTTGAAATCTTCGGCGGAAGCGGCGCCAGCCTGGGAGGCATCGGTCTATCCGGCGGATTGTCCGACCGGATCCTCTCGGTTGAGATTACCGACGAAGCCGAAGACAAAAGCGACCGCGTCTCTATCGAGCTTGACGACCGCGCCGGCTTCGATGATGGCGCCGTGTTGGGGATGCCCGTTGTCGGGTCCGTCCTCACAATCGCGCTTGGATACGTGGGCGGGCCGGTTGTCACCTTCGGCCCCTATCTCATAGACGAATTGACGGTTTCGAGCCCGCCGCGCCTTATCAGCGTCACCGGCCGCGCCGCCGCGATGTCCAAGAGTTATCGAAGCCCGCGCACGCAAAGCTATCATCAAAAGACGCTCGGCACGATCATGCAGGAAGTGGCCGGGCGCAATGGCTATTCCGCCGCCGTCGATCCCGGCCTGTCTGGCGTGGTTATCCGCCACATAGACCAACACAACGAAAGCGACATGGCTTTCGCGACCCGTCTCGCCTCCATGCATGACGCCGTGGCGCGCCCCGTGGCGGGTCGGCTAGTGGTTTCGAGGCGCGGCGCCGGCAAGAGCGCGTCCGGCCTCTCTATCGCCTCTGTCGGGCTCACCGAAGGCGATTGCACGAACTGGACATTCAATTATTCAGCGCGCGAAGAAGCGGGCGAGGCGGGCGGCCTTGAAGGTTCGGAAAGCGGCTCTACCGGGGGCGGCGTCCGGGCATACTGGCACGATGTCCGCACCGGCGAGAAAAAGGAAGTCACGACCGGAGCGGAACCCTATCAGGAATTGCGCTACCCGTTCCACAACGAGGCGGAAGCCAAGGCGGCCGTTGACGCGAAGAAGAACGAGTCGGATCGGGGCAAGGCCGCGTTTTCATGGGAGATGGTGGGCGACCCTACGGTCCAAGCGGAGTCGCCGCTGATACTCGCCGGCTTCCGGCCGTATATCCCCGCGCTGTGGCGGATCAAGAGCGTCATGCACCGCATTGACGGTAGCGGCTTCACCACGTCCGGAGACGCCGAGCTATTCGAGGAAAAGCAACAGGACGTTGCCTCGAATGTGGGAAAGACGAAGCCCACGGACGACGATAAAATTGACAAGGATGCGCCGCCGCAAAACGTGAACGCGCCAGCGGTCGGCGGCGATGACCTGATTATTGATCTTCCTTCTGAATAAAGGGTTGACAAAATGCAAACTGGAAAAAATGTGTCTTCGCGCCCGACGCAGGAGGTGCAAGCCAAACTGGAGGCGCTCGGCCTCTATACCGGGAAGCTTGACGGCGATTTCGGGCCGAAGACTACGGCGGCCGTAATGGCTTTCCAGAAGTCGGCGGGCTATCGCGCCACGGGCGATTATGGGAATTTCACGGACGCCGCCTTGTTCGCGGCCGTGCCGAGCGAAGCGCCGAAGGTAGAGGCGCGCGACGGCGATCCCATCCCGGCGAACTGGCTTCCGGATGCCCGGATGAAGCGGATTCATATCCACTGGACCGCCGGCGGCTATGACGCTTCGGAACTGGACCGGGAGCACTATCATGTGCTTTGGGAAGGTGACGGGAAGCCGGTTCGCGGCAAGCCGTCCATCAAGGACAACGCGCACCCGGTAACGCGGGCTTACGCGCCTCATACCCTGAACGCGAACTCCGGAGCCATCGGCGTTTCAATGTGCGCGATGCGCGGCGCTATCCAACAACCGTTCAAAGCCGGGCCTTGCCCGTTGACAAAAGATCAATGGGACGCGTGCATTCGTGGCGTTGCGCAAATGTGCCGCCGATACGGCATCCCGGTAACGCCTGAAACCGTGCTCACGCATGCCGAAGTGCAAAGCAATCTCGGCATCAAGCAGCGCGGCAAATGGGACATCGCAGTCCTTCCATTCGATCCTGAATTCAACACGGCCAGGGCGTGCGGGGATAGGCTCCGCTCGGAAGTCTTGGCCCTCATCTAAGGGGCATGAAATGCACTTACTCATACTTATGACTTCGGCTCTCGTTGCAGCCATTTTCCTAGCGGTAGTCTCGCCGGCGCACGCCGCAGAAGCGGCCGCGAATAATTCGGTCTTGTCCGGAATTCTCACGGCTGTCATGCCGCATGTTCTGGAACTCGCCTCGCTGGCGCTGGCCGCGCTTCTCGCGTGGGTGGCGGCATGGCTAAAGCTCAAGTTCAAGATCGATATCGAGGCGAAACACCGCGAAGCGCTGCATTCCGCACTGATGACCGGCGTTCGCCTCGCGCTCGCCAGATACGGCGTAACCGCGAAACGGGAAATGGTGCTAGGGGCTGCCGTAGACTATGCGCGGGAAGCCGTGCCGGACGCTATCAAGGCGCTCAAGGTTGATGCCGGGAAACTCGGCGAAATCGCACTATCGAAGCTTGCCAGCTAGAGCGATGGCAAATTTGCCGCCGGGTTGACCGTATTCGGTAATTACAGCCCGGCGGCACATGCGTAGAGTCCGGCTCATAAACCTTCAATCGCGGGTTGATCGTAATGGACTGGACGGCGGCAATTCCCAAACTTATCGAGCAATACGGATTGCCCGGCATCGCTATTGTGGTGCTGCTTTACGTCTGCCGGACCCTTTGGGTCGCATTCTTGGAACAGGCGAAGAAACGCGCCGAAGACGGCGTAACAATTGCCCTCGCTATGGAACGCAACACGCAAGCGATAGAGGGCAACAAGCAAGCCATCGAATCGCTACGCGACGTCATCAGGGAGCGCAGATGATGATGCGCTTTTTCCGCATCGTGTTCGCCACGAAGCCGGAACAGGTGGCCGAAGTCGACCACCGGATCGCCTCGGCATCCGCTCACAATGAGCGGGCAAGCAGCGGCCTAATGGACACGATACGGGAATTGCTGGCAGAGAATGACCGCCTATCAGCGCGGGTCGCCCACGTTCGGAAAACGCATCGGTAATTATCCGGCCTTGGCCGGTTTTCCGGATGGCTTCTCCATAAGCCTGGCTCGCGCCGCTTCCGGCAACATGAGATAGGCGCGAAGGAACTGCAGGGCGTAATACGGCGGATCAACGGCGTCGTCGCGGTGCGAAGTCCAGCGGTTCACGGTCATGTGCGAGACGCCGAGCAGCCCGGACAGATGAGCTTGCGTCATGCGCGCGTGCTCCATCAGGAGCAAAAATTCGCGCTGGTTTTCTTGGTCTTTTATGGCCATCGCCCCGCCTTTCGATGGCTTGAATATATACATGGTGCATAGTCGGGCGCAACCGCCGGAAACGGTGAGGCGGGCCGTTAAACCCGCCTCAAACTCAATCCCGCGCCATCGCCACCACTTTTCCGCCGCCGGTCATGATGTGCTTAACCGCCAGGGCCGTCGCATCGGCGGCCTCTTGCGCCGTGTTCGTCAACAAACTGGCGTAGCGCTTCGTTGTGCGCGGGTCCATGTGGCCGAGCAGTTCGCCGACTTGCGAAAGCGAGACGCCGCCACCGGACAAGCCGGCGGACGCGAAGAAGCGGCGCAAGTCATGGCGGATAAGCCGCTCCGTGATGTTTGCGGACTTCATAAGGCGGCTCCAAGGCTTTGTAACGTTGACCATGTGCTTCCCTTTGCGGCGGCCGACGATGATGTACGGGTTGCCTTTCACTTGGGGAATTTCGGCCAGGACGTCGCGGGCGAGTGAGGAAAGCGGAAGGATTTTTTCGCCCGTCTTGGAATCAGGTAGGTGCAATCCGTCTTCCTTCACCCAGTCCCATTTTGCGGCCATGACCTCGTTTAGCCGGGCGCCGGTGAATAGCAGCAACTCGATCAATCCAACGAAGTGGGGCTCCTCGGCGCGGGCCTTATCGAGCGCGATCAAGAGGCGCGCCGCTTCATCAGCCGCCGGCTGGCGACTCCGCTTCTTCTCTTTGTACTTCTCGATAATCACGGGGTTGGAACGTCGCGGCCGCCAGCCCCATGTCTCGGCGAGATTGAATCCCTTCGAAAGCACGGCGCAAACCCGGTTAGCCCGGTGCGGTTGCTTCCTCAATTTGTGGTGTAAGCCGTTGACATCGGCCTCCGTCACGTCCGCGACGGCGGTCTTCTCGCCGAAGTGCGGCAGGATATGCATGCGATACATGGACTCGATATCGCGGCGCCAAACCGGCTTGTTCTTCGCGTCGGCGTGGCGCTCAAGGTGCCATTCCTTGAGCGTTGCCATCGTCGGCCGCTCGCTTAGCTCGGAACGGGTGGCCGCCGGGTCCTCGCCCTTGGCGACACGGGCAAGGATCTCTTTCGCTTCCTCGCGGGCGCGGGTGAGAGTAAAGAGCCGTTCGTCGCCGAGCTTCATGTTGCGCTGGCGTCCCGCGCGGGTGCGGTAATAGAGGTAATAGACGGACTTCGTATTCAGGTGACGAAGGCGAAGGCCGGGAACCTTCGGGTCGTTCCAATGCGTGCCGGGTTCGGCTTTCTTTTCGGCCAT